CGTCCCTTACAGGACGTACACTCAGCAGCTGATGTAAATGTGTTAAGGCTATTTGTTGTTTAGTTTTACTGACAACTTAGTACTGATGCATTTGCGTTTAGTTTGAAGTTTATTTTCGGGTGAAGAAAACACCTCCCTTTATTGGGTAAAAAATTACAATTTTATGTTTGAAGTAGGGCATACGGCCCTTCTTCTATTTTGTGAAGTATCATAACGATGGTATACCGCTTTGTTTTGCGGGAGTCCATGTCGTATTCGATTTCATATGTAAGAATGAATAGAAACGGAATGTTATCCCCTTGAGTGGGGGGGATCGTTAGTTTACTACCACTTAAATTTTTGTTTGTCGTTAGACAAACGATGGTTGAACTGTAATTTTAAGCCATACTCTATTTGAGTGAAAATACTTTCAGTGACTTTTGCGTGTCAATTTGATTAGTGAAACTCTGCACGCTGACGCCTTTGGAGGAGCAGCTCCCCTGTTGTAATGGCAGGGTCCTCTATAGGGGCGATCGGACAGGAGATTGACCTTTTTGAATTGGAACTAGTGTATTGGATACAGACGTTTTGCCGAAACGGACTGCTTGCACTAGCGGCTAACTACCAGTTTCAAAGGCTTGCGAAACTGGAATTATAGTTATAGTTGGGCACTCTGGATCTAGGATCGGAGATGTCAAGGCATTTTACAGGAGCTGTCTGGTTTAACAGATCAGGCGGTCCCTTATAGCACGAACTTACTAATTGCTGCAACTCGACCAGTACCCATCTGAGTCATGGAATGATGGACCATTTTTTGAAGACTTTTATGTTGAGTGTTTCTCCGCACTCGGAAGAATTTTCGGAGAAAGATTGGCGAAAGAAATTGTACGCCAAGCATGCGCAGAAACACCGCGCAAACAAAAAAGAAACACGTCGTCGTGATCATCTACGACGTGTCGCTCTTCGGAAAAAGAAAGAGCAATTAGAGCAGGAGCAGAAAGATGAAGCTGCTGTTCAAGAAGCACTTGACAAAGCTTTGGATGAATTATGTGAGGACATCGAACCACATGGTTTGTCTGACGATTATTTGGACAGTGAGACAGCTCAGGAAGTTAACCAAGCTTGGATTGAAGACAGATTTAGTTCGAGTGATGGAACAACTGCTTCTACTGAGAAGTCTTCTGTTGAATTTCCTTTTGTCACCGGGGTTCCTGATGAACCGGAAAATGAAAATGAAGTTGAATTTGATTTTGGTTTTATCGAGGAACGGAACGAAATGGCCCGCGCTGTTGAAAACACTCCAGCATTCGAGAAAGATCAATTTTCGAAATTGTTGGAGTCTGTTGGCAGTGCAAAGGATTATGTACCCGAGGGTGTGAGCGATGAAGACATGCAACAGATTGATGAATGGATTTCACATTTGGAGAATTTGACTATTTTGTCATACCAGATGTACCGTTCAGAAACATTTTTGGACATGTTTGTTGCTATCGTTGCTTATGCCAAGATGTACACCAAGAAGCGGAGTCTCGTCATGGAATTGTACAAGTTGATTGATGAGGTGACAACCACAACGAAAGAAGTGGAAGTGCACGCTTTGAGTGACTGGAGCGGACGTAAAGTTCTTGATAATTGGGAACTCTTCAAGACTAACACTATCTGGAAGAAAGTTTCCTATTTGATGTCTGCTGCAATGTCTCTTACTGCGTGTTCCACCAAGAATATTGAGTGGTCACCTTTTGGATTGAAACTTGTTGCTGTGGAAGCTGCGAAGGAGCAGCTGAAGGCAGTCGATGTACTTGATGCGTTGATCAAGACTTTTGTTTGGTTTGTTGAGTGTGGATCTCAATGTATCGAACAGAAGTCCTTGGCACCATTGTTGTATTCTGATTCTCGTATTGCACAATACGATAAGGACTGTGATTATGTTCTTGCGTATGCAGATTCTGCTGTTGCAGGAAATGTAGACGATATTGGTGCATATGAGAAGAAGTTACAGGATGTGATTCAACGCACGGCTGTTATGAAGAGTGCGAAGTCTACTGGACCAAGTGCGCTGTGGTTGCAGAATCGTTATGTTGAATTGATTGGTATCCATGAAAAATTGGTTGCCAAGAGACGCAACACTGACATTCGTCAGAAACCGGATGGTTGGTCTATCACCGGTGGAACGAAAGTTGGTAAGACGGTTCTTGCCGATTTGACAATGAAACAGTCGTTGATGGCGCAAGGTTATTGTCCTGATGGTAAGATCCCTAATGATCGGATTTTAACTCGTGATATGTTTGACAAGTATGATTCAACGTGGACATCTGATATTCTTGGTGTCTTTATGGATGATTTGGGTAATTCTAAAGCCCAGACTAATTCAAGCGACATGAATCATACGGCAGTTATCATTAAGTTTTTCAATAATGTTGCTGCTCAAGCGATTAAAGCAGAGTTGAATTCCAAAGGGGTTGTTTTCATTGATTTTCGATGTGGCGTGGTCACTTCGAACGTAAGAGACTTGGATGCAAGAGCGTATAGTAATTGCCCTGAGTCTATTTTGCGTCGTTTTAACCACGTCACTGTGAAGGTCAAGGAGAAGTACCGTATTCCCGGTTCTTCAGCAGTCGACTCTGATCACCCTGATTTGGTGAATGCAGAAGGAGCGATTGTTGATATTTGGGAGTTGTCTATTTGGGACTGTTTTGTCTATGAAACGTCTGACGGAAAATCAGCGTGGAAATGGAAACTCAAAACAGTCACAATGGATGATGGAAGTGACCTTGTGTGTCAAGATTTGAATTTGGAACAGTATCTTGACTGTGTTCGCATTTTGGCTTCAAAGCACAAGCGTGCGCAAGAAGCATATGTTGCCCGTTCTAAGAAAGTTAATGAACAAGCGATGTGTGTTGGTTGTGGACGTTTCAAAGACTTCTGCAAGTGTGCTGAGCATGTGAAACCACATGCTTTTGAGATTGGAGATATTGTTGCTGAGGCTGCTAAGAAAGCTGCATGGCGCTATCTCGACAGTTGGGTTCGCCCAGTCCGCATCATGAACAATATTTGCGGATTTTCTCCAATCAAGAAAATGACTACTTCTCAACTCTCGAAAGTTATGGAGAAGGAGATGGATAAGCAGATTACTCCGATTTTGTGTGTTCTCACACCGGATTGGTTGTATCGCACATCCGTTTTCCAAACTTCTTTGAGAGCCTGGCAGAGTACTGCCGCACTGTATGACATGAGGAAAACATGTTATCGTGTTGCTAGGATGATGTTGTATGGTACCGGTTTTTGTATCGGTGCCTACAAATTTCCTGGTTTGATGAAAATGTGCGGATTGCCTGTGCCTTCTTTTAAAACTCGAGGGAGTAAAATTGGCCTTGCAATGACCATTGCTGGCACCGGTATTATTGCTGGTGTTGGACAGTATATGCATTCATTGCGTATGGCCAAGTATGAGGAGGAGTTTAAACAACGGCGTGATGCTTTGCCTGAAATTGCCAAAAGAATTCGTGATGGAGCTTTTCCTAAAGGAGTTCTTTTGGCAGGCACTTTGATTCTTGGGGTCAAGATCCTAACAATGTGGAATGCACACCGCATTAAGGATATTGAACCGCAAGGTATCACGCCCGAAGATGTTGAGAAGCAACCAGGATGGTTTGGGTATATGTTAAAGTCGATTGGTTTTAAAGTCGACGCCCAGCCAGAGGTTGCTACTGCAACTACAGGACAAGTCGTGAACACGTTGACTAAGAATGTGTTTTGGGCTGATTTCACGCGAGCTGATGGGAGCAAGATTGGTTGCAATATTTTCTTTCCTCGAAAGAGTGTTGCTTTGTTTCCCATGCATGTATTCTACCCGAAATGCAATCTGAATGGCATTCCATCTCCACACTTGGACGTGTGTGTGAGGAGAAGCACGAAGCCTGGAGGAAAATTTTCTTTTAAGGCTGAGTTTGCTTCACTTGCTCATGTGTCCGGGTTGGATATGGTTGCCGTGTATGTCCCCAACTGCCCTGACATCAAGTCTGCACATCAGTGGTTGCCATTGAATTATCCTACGGGAAGATCAATGTGTAATTTGTTGATGCGTGACAAAGATGTTGGAGCTTCCGTGGAACGTGTTTGTGTTGAACACCAGACAACTGGTCATAAACACATGTCGTTTTATGGGGGCGTATACACGTCGGCGAAAGCACGAGTTGGCACTTGTATGGCACCGGTAATTTCTGAGGGTACTTCCGTTATTGTGGGTTTCCACATTGGCGGGAATGAATCTAAGAGTATTGGAGTTATGCAAACATTGACCAAGGACTTGTACGATGACGTGTGCAAGAAACTTGATTCAATGCCTGGAGTTGTTTTGTCAGCAGAGGCTACTGAAATCCCAGAGAAACAATATGGGAAAGTAGTAGTTGCGTCGCCAGACGTTCATCCACATGCAAAGTATGTTCGTGCATTGGATGATTCTGCTTACATCGACATTTTGGGTTCAACTCGTTTGCGCGCAAGTGCTAAGAGTCGTGTACAACCATCGATCTTATCTCCTAGTGTTGAAAAGCATTTTGGAGTACGTAATCATTGGGGTGCACCTCGTTTGGTACCAAATTGGAAGGCTTTTAATGCTACTTTGGAACACATTGTGAATCCAAGTGACATGTTTTTGCCGACTAAGTTGGAGCGCGCACGCCGTGACTGGATCAAACCTTTGATTGAATTCGCGAAGGAGATTGGGAGTGATATCTCTCCTTTGACCGATAAGCAGTCAATTTTAGGTATTCCTGGTATGCGTTTCATTGATGCGTTACCAATGAGTACCGGAATGGGTTCTCCCATTTTTGGTCCAAAATCACGCTGGTTTACAGACGTGCGAGATGAAAATGGAGTTCTTTTGGATAGAATTCCTGACCCTGCTGTAGTTGAAGAAGTGAATCGGATTAAGAACTGTTGGAAGGATGGCGTGAGAGCGTATCCGGTGACTACCGCTACTTTGAAGGACGAACCGACTCCTGTTGAAAAGGAGAAAGTTCGTGTTTTCCAAGCTGGCGCTGTCGCGTTAAGTCTTTTGATTCGTAAGTACTTCTTACCGATTGCACGTTTGTTGTCGTTGAACCCATTGTTGTCTGAGAGTGCGGTTGGTGTCAATGCTTTTTCACCTCAGTGGCAAGAAATGATGGATCATGTATCCACATTCGCTGATGATGAGAAAGTTATTGCTTGGGATTATTCAAAGTATGATGTCCGAATGAATTCCCAAGTTACGCGTGCAGTATGGACAAGTTTCATTGAGCTTGCTTCGTATTGTAAATATTCCAAAGAAGATTTGGAAATTATGCGTAATGCCATAGTGGATATTGTCCACCCTCTCATTGATTACAATGGTACCATGATTATGGCATACAACATGAACACGTCTGGTAATAATTTGACGGTTAATGTAAATGGAACTGCTGGTTCCTTGTATGTTCGTATGGGGTTCTTTGAGCAATACCCGGATGCGAAAGATTTTCGTGAGTGTGTTGCAGCGCTTACCTATGGAGATGATTTTAAAGGTAGCGTTAAGAAAGAATATCGTAATTTTAACTTTCTTTCTTTCAAGAACTTTTTGGCCCAACATGGTATGAAAATCACTTTGCCAGATAAATCGGATGATGAAGTTGCTTTTATGCGAGATAGTGATGCGGACTTCTTGAAACGTAACAGTGTTTTCATTCCCGAAATAGGAATGAGCATTGGAGCGTTGACGGAGGAAAGTATTTTCAAATCTTTGCATTGTAATCTCAAGTCCAAAGGTGCTTCTGATGTAGAAGTTGCCATGTCTTGCATTGATGGGGCCATGCATGAATGGTTTGCTCACGGCCGTTCTGTATATGACGATAGGCGCGAAAAGATGCTTTGCGTTTGTCAAGAGATGGATCTTCCTTTACCATCTGTCCAAGCAACGTTTGATGAACGTGTCGTTGCTTGGCGTGAGAAATATTTGTAAATGTGACTGGATACCGAATGTACATATTTAGGCTTTCATATTTTAGTGTTCATATTTTGTGTAAATGTACTTACATATACTTGCGTATTTACGTGTTTTATATTTCCTTTTAATTTTATGTTTAGCAAGTATCCCGTTGAGCTGAAACGGGCTTTTTCTGGAAGTGCCAGAACAACATTGGGTGGCGAAGTAAGGCCCCAAGCGGCGGATGCCGCGACAATGGAAAGTTTGGGTATTTGGGGCATTGCTCTGACTATCCTTTCTTACATTGGATATGCAGTTTATAAGGATTTACAGCTGGAATGGCCAAGAATTGAAGACATTCGTGCTTCTAATCGTAACCAAACCATGACTGTGAATATTGAACCGCATGCTGAAGAATTGCCAGTGACTGCTGCTAGTGCTCGTACTACTGAGCAAACCATGATGTTCCATGATGCACATCCTGGTTATAAGCAGACTGTTCCGTCCATTATTGATTCACTACGTGACGCTCCGTTGATTTCGGATGCGAGATTGGAAGATTTCTTCTCACGTCCCATTCGTATTAAAACATATGATTGGGGTGTTGGGACGAATCTTTTCGATCGTTTTGATCCTTGGAGTTTGTTTTTCAATGATCAACGCGTTGTGAATCGTATTGCGAATTACAAGTTGATGCGAGCTAAACTTTGTGTTAAGTTCGTTATCAACGGAACAGGATTTCATTTTGGAAGGCTTTTGGCTTCGTACACACCTTTGCGTACTTCGGACACTATGACTGTTGATCGTGCGTTCGTTGATGCGGATTTGGTAGGTGCGAGTCAGAAACCACATGTTTACATTGACCCTACAAATTCTCAGGGTGGTGAGATGTGTTTGCCTTTCTTTTTGAACACCAACTTGATCGATATTACCAGTAATACTTGGGATCGATTAGGTGAGATTGCAATTCATTCGATTCAGCAATTGAAACATGCAAACGGAGCAACTGATACCATTAATATTTCCGTTTTTGCATGGGCAGAGGACGTGAAGTTTGCCGTTCCAACTGCCTTTGATCCTGGTACGATTGCACCACAAGCAGACGAGTATGGCGAAAAGCCAGTTTCTCGTATTGCCAGTGCTGTTGCCAATATTGCAGCACGTATGACTGATGTACCAGTGATTGGCCCATATGCTAGAGCTACGGAGATTGGAGCTAAGGCTATGGGTATGATGGCGTCATTGTTTGGATATAGCGCTCCTTTGATGTTGGAGAGCTCTGTTTACAAACCTGTAAATGCAGGAAATTTTGCGGTTTGTAATATGCCTAGTGATGCCCACAAGTTGACTGTTGACGCAAAGCAAGAGTTGTGTGTTGATTCGCGTACTGTCGGATTGGATGGTACAGATGAGTTGACAATCAAACATATTGCAAGCAGAGAATCTTATTTGGTGCCCTTTCCTTGGTTGATTGGAACACCCAAGGATTCGCTACTATTAATATGGTGGTTGATCCTTGTCTGCATGTTTTGTTTGGTAATGAAATTCATCTACCAGCATGTGCTTTTGCTGCTGCACCTTTTAGGTATTGGCGTGGAACAATGAAATTCCGATTCCAGTTTGTTTGTAGTAAGTATCATAAAGGTCGTGTGCGTATAGTGTACGATCCTACGGGTACCGCTGCAGTTACAAGTTCTGAATTTAACACCACGTATCAAACTGTTGTGGATATCAGTGACACTACTGATTTCACAATGGAAGTTGGTTGGGGACAAAATACTTCTTTCCGTAAGCGTCTCCAAATTCCTTCAACTATTGCTCAGATGTATGGTAGCACTGCTATTAATCCAGCGAGTGGACAACGGAGTAATGGAACTTTGTCTGTTTATGTTCTTAATGAACTGGCTGTTCCAAACTCTGTTGCGCAAAATGACATTGAGGTGAATGTTTCCATTTCTATGGGTGACGACTTTGAAGTTGCCGGTCCTGATTTTGGAGATGTTCAGCGATTGCGTTTGCGCGATCCTGACAATGTGATTTCACCGCAAGCTATCGAACCGCATGCGGGTGAAGTGGAGGAATCTACTGAGGAATCAAAGCCAACTAAACCTGAGGTTGTGCGCACGGTTGCTAATGAGATACCAACAACTGATCCTACCAATCTTGTTCACTTTGGTGAAAGAATCACTTCTTTTCGTCAATTGTTGAAACGATATTGTTTACATGACAGTACAGGAACTATTCGTACTGGCACGTCTGGAACAGATCGGCGACACCTTATACATTTCCGTTCTGCTTTTCCATTTTATCCTGGAGTAACAGATGGCATTGTTGGAGGTGGTTATGTTGTGAACGTGAATGCTGGTGCTAATCTTTATATTTACGGACGCAATACATGGTTGAATTACGTCACGCCTGCATTTGCAGGTTGGCGTGGTTCTGTACGTTGGATGGTGGATACTTCGACGTACGCAGAAGGTGCCGATGGTGGTGTCGCAAGAGTTTCGGTTCAACCCGATTCAGTTGGTCATCTTATCACTGATTCGGCACGACCGTCTCTGCAGTCAAATACGGGAAGGGCAGACGCCAACAATTATGATGCGGGCGTTTTCCAAAATGGAGGATTGGTTCAGAACATTAAAACTAATCCTTTGTTGTCTTTTGAAGTTCCGTATTATAAGGAGTTCAGATTTTCACCAGCGCGTTTTCTCGAATTCCCCGGTTTTGGTGATTTTAACCAGAATGGGTGGACTCTTGAGTTAGAACATGTCGATTTTAGCGGTTTTGATACTGCTCGGATCGACTGTTATTGTGCAGCAGGTGAAGACTTCTCTCCATTTTTCTTCCTTGGTGCTCCGATCATGTATAATGAGAGCATCATTGACACTTAAAACCTCTTTTGGGGAGGTTAATAACATAGAGGCATTAATTTGCTAAATATCTTTTGAAATAACTGAGTTCCTATGTTGTTAGGTTGGTTTCCTAAAACCATTTTCTACTCTTGTAGTAGCCGCAAGAACGGCCCTGTCAGTTTGGGTCGTTGGCTTGCACCTTTGTTGAATAATAGTACAAATTTTTACTCTGGTGCTCGCCGGAGGTTTTATACATGTGCTACAACTTATGGAGCAAGTCGGAGTATAGTACTACTCTTGATCTCGCTGGGAGAATAACCATGCGGGCGAG